TCTTAAGTATGAAGTAATATCATTTCTCCTACAGAAACTAGACCTTTACGATCAATCTAAAGGCAAAGCATACTCATATTTTGGTACAATTGCCAAAAGGTATTTGATCATATATAACCAAAAGAATTACAAAAAACTTGTAGCAAAGGCGGAGATTGGAGAGCAGAATGATGATGATGCTTTATTAAATAGTATCCTTGTAAAAGAACCAGAACCAGAGCTAGATAAGCTAGATGTGGTCGAGCTTTTCATCAAATACGTAGATACCAATTTACTAGAGCTATTTGACAAAACAGATGAACTAAAGGTTGCTGATGCTATCTTGGAAATCTTCAAAAAAAGGGAAAATATAGACATTTTTAATAAAAAGGCTGTCTTTATATATGTAAAAGAGATGGCTGACACTCAATCAAATACCATTACAAAGGTAATTAAAAAGCTAAAAAACATCTATAAAACTATCCTTAATCAGTATCTTGAAAACAATGACTATTAATATTTATTCTAAAAAGTCATGGAACTTGATAAGGAAATATTCAAAGGTAAAACTATTGCCAATCTTGTAGAAGAGGTATACGATAAACAAAAAAATCAAGATTCTACAATTAAACAGGAGATAATGAGGCTTGCTGATATGATTGAAACACCTGGCGATGCTATTGTGGTTGTACCTCTACTTAAAGGATTTATAGACTCTAGTTTAAAGAATGACGAGGTTCTTCTTAAACTACTTAATCTTTTCCAAAAAGCAGCCGAAAGTAAAAAAGCCGGTGATTCAGAAGATTCTGGAGTTCTTACGGAAAAGGATATCGAACAATTATTTTCTGAGGTTTCTAATATTGTAATCAAAGATCCTAAACAACTACCTAGCGCATAATGTCTACAGGATATCTTTTTGGACCAAAGTTTGAATCTGGGCAAGGTACTTCAAAAGGCCAATATTTTCAAATAGCAAGAGTTAAGTCTATTGTTATGGGGCCAAATATTATAGCAGGTTCAGGACCTACAGGAACTGTTACAAATCTACCGGATCCAGATTATACTAGTCCAAGAGATATTGGTAAAATAAGATATGAATTATTATACTCACAATATTCTACATCAAAATCAAAAGAGGTATCAGAACCTGCATATCCAATATGGTATTTTGTTAAGCAATATCCTTTAATAAATGAAATTGTTTTAATTATAGTTGGACCATCTGTAAAGTTGAATGATGGATCAACAAAACAACAATACTATTACATGCCTGCTTATGGAATGTGGAATAATCCAAACCACAATGCTTTTCCTAATATGGATGAGTGGGCAGATTATCTAAATAATTTTGCAAATAAACCAGAATATTCAGGAAATTCTACTACAAACCGAACCCTTCCTTTAGGAAGAACTTTTCAAGAAAATGCAAAAGTAAAAGATCTTCAGCCTTTTGAAGGAGACACAATTATACAAGCTAGGTTTGGTCAATCAATAAGATTTGGAAGTACTGTTTCAGTATTAAAAAGATTTAATACATGGTCAAATAATAGTACAGATAATAATGGAGACCCTATAACTATCATAACTAATAGTCAAGGAAATAGAAATATAAAAGAAAGCGACAAGTTTAATCCAGTAGTAGAAGATATCAACAAAGATGGATCTTCAATATATCTTACTAGCACACAAGAAATAAATTTAGTAGATTTAAATAATTTCCCTTTAGCTTCATTTGGTGTAGGTATAAATCCAATAATACAACAAGTAGTTGAAGTACAAAGAAAACCTATATCAGATGAAATCATTTCAGCTCAATCACAAGATAAAAACACTATAGGATAATGTATGCACCACAATTTCCATATAAAAGTGATCAAGTAATAATATCTTCTGATAGAGTTTTACTTCATTCAAAGAATGATGCTATTTTTCTTTTTGGTAAACAGGCTGTATCTTTATCTTCTCCTCAAACCATAAACTTAGATGCCTCTCAAAAAGTATTAATAGACTCACCTAAAATAGAATTGGGGCATAAAGCAGAACAAGATGGAGAGCCAGTTGTATTGGGAGAAAAATTAAATGAACAATTACTTGATTTAACTATAGCAATACAAACTGCAGCAGTTATGCTAAGTCAAGCATCAACCACTAATTTAGGAGCAGCTATGCAAAGTATAAGAAATGCTGGGCAGATTTTATATGATGCATCAGAAAATTCAAAAGTTTATATCCAAGAAAAAATAACCTTGTCTAAAAATACGTTCACAAGATAATGGCAATATCTCAATCAAATATAATTAATTTAGGTGGAGATAAACTTAATATCAATACTACTACTGCTAAAGGATTAGAAAAAGCTATTGGAATTATAGCTCAATTTATAATTAAAAGTCAACAAGGAGTAAATAAATTAGTATACGGAGATGTAAAAAAGAAGTTTAAGAATACATCAAATAATAAAGGTGACGTATCTAGTGCCATGAATAATGGTTTATTAAGTGTAGTAGATACTGTGGCTTCTGTAGATATCTGTAATATTGTAAACTATCTAATTAATCAAATACCAGGAGGGAAAGCATTTGATCCTAATGTTCCTCCAAAAACAAACGATCCTATTGAAAGATCTAAATATGCGCTTCAAAAAATTGCATATGACGTTCAAATTAAAATAGATGAATATTCTAATTTATATTTAGATCCTAATAATTTACAGAGTAGAGTTGGTCTCTCTAATCTCGTAAGTCAAATAACAGAATCATTAAATTCTATAGCAGATCCAGTTACGCAAATAGGATTGACTAATCCTGAATTACAAAAAGCATTTCCTGATATTTCTATATTAAGTAATTTTATTCAGAATGCTGTAGGAAAGTTTAATCAATATACTGATATAAATCAGGTTAATTCAGCTGAAATTCAGAAATTATTAAAGCTTATTGAAAATGTAAGAAATGTTTGCATAGCTATTCAAGGATTAAATTCTCCTGCAGCCGCTATTAATTTTTTAGATAGTACTTTTGATGTAGGAATACAAGATCAAATACAAAAAATACAAAAATTAATTAATCCAGCTAGATTAATACCTCTAATAAAAGCTATATTAAGAACTGCTAATAGTATTAATTCAATAGGAAGAAAAATAGTTGGTTATATAAAAACAGCACAAGTAATTGTGCAACTTATTTTATTAATAAGAACGGTATTATTAATTGTAGATAAATTTTTAAAAGTTTTACAAATTCCTTCTATTTTTACAACTCTAGGAGTTACTTTAGGACTTACAGAAATACAACAGCAAACTATAAAAAATGCAATTGAAAAACTATTTCAGAGATTAGGCCAAATAAACTCTGTACTTAATTTAATGGTTATATTTGTAGAAAATCTTCTTATAGTAATTAATGAAATAATAATAAAGTTAAGAATAATTCTAATAAATTTAGAACAGTGCGTAAATATAGATCCAGAACTGGTTCAAGAAACTCGTGATACTATAAATAGTTTATCACAAACCCAAACCGATCTTCAGACATTCATCAATACATACAATACAAATAAGAATTTAATAGATACTAGATTTGGAAATTATAATATAGAAATAGTTACTGAACAAGTTGTTGATGAAGGAATAAATCTAAGAAGAAGATATGGTATAGCAAGAGGTATTGATGGTATTATTGCTGTTCAATCTACACCTACATTTGCTTCATTAGATCAAATAATAATAAATGAAGTAAAAGTTTTATTAGTATCTGGTGGATTTGTTAAATCTAACTTCCAAAATCTTTCTCTAGAAGATATATCAACTCTATTAGAATCCGCAAGATTCTTAGAAGAAGGAGCTATAAGTTCTGATTCTTTAGAAATATCTGTAGGAAGTCCTCTTGATATCCAAGAAGAGGATGCAAATGAACTAGGCCTCCAGAATTTTGTAAATAATCTTGCCGGAGGTAAAAAACTAAGGAAGAAAATGAGAAAAATATTTGCAGAACAAGCTCAAAATTTAAATAAAAGTGTTAATTCTGTAGATCCAAATTCAAAATATAAATCTTCTATAATAAAATAGAAAATATTCTAAAATAATATTTATAAGATATGGGACAAGTAGACCAATTAAGAAAATTAATAAGAGAGGAACTTAGATCTGTTCTTAAGGAGGAACTTCCTAAACTATTAAGTGAGGTTAAGAAAACTCCTATGGCAGACCCTAAAAAGAGTTTACAGGAACAGGTAAAATCTAAAATACCAGGAACTTTAAACACAGCCCCTCCTAAACCTGTTAAGTTCACAGGAAACAATCCTATGGCAGCATTCTTGAATGATACTGCTCAAACTATGATAAATGAAGACTTTAATATGACTTCAGACAATGTTCATCCTGGACTTGCTTTCCAACCAAAAGAAGTTAAAGTAGGAAGCGTAGAAGGTATGTTAGGAACTGCTAGACCGAGTTCAAATTTGAATGCAGTTCAAATAAATGAAGTTCCTGATTTTACAGGACTTATGGCAAAACTTAAAGAACAAGGACAAATATAATGGCTTACGGTTTAAAACAAATATCACCATTAGATCTTAAACCCTCAACAGCAATTGGAGTTAAAATCCCTTTTGATGCTGAAAACGTATTCTCCTCTGTATATACTACAAAGGATCAAATAAAGTATAATATTATCAACTTCTTATTAACAGATCCAAGAGAAAGGGTTTTTAATCCTACTTTTGGAGCAGGTCTTAGGGCTAGATTGTTTGAACAAATAGATCAGGCTTCTTTTGAAGAGATCAAGCAATCTATAAGAACTCAGATGGAAAATCAATTCCCTCAAGTTGAAGTTACTACCTTAGAAATAATAGGAAGTCCTGATTATAATTCAATTAATATAAAATTTAGTTATAGACTATTAAGATCAAATGAAAATGATTCGGTTGTATTGACTATACAAAACATGTAGAAATGGCTAACCAAGTTGACATTAAATATTTAAACAAAGACTTTACTTCTTTTAAAGCTGACTTAATAGAGTATGCTAAAGCTTACTATCCTACTGTATATAATGATTTTACACAGGCATCACCTGGTAGTATGTTCATTGATATGGCTTCTTACGTAGGAGATGTACTTTCATTCTATTTAGATAATCAACTTCAAGAAACATTTTTACAATACGCTAAACAAAAAGGTAATTTATATACCTTAGCTTACATGTTAGGTTATAGACCTAAAGTAACTTCTGCTGCTATAGTAAATATTGATGTCTATCAACAACTTCCTGCGGTTAGTCTTGGAGGTGGCAATGTAGCACCTGACTTTACTTATGCAATGACTATAGAACAAGGAATGCAAGTTAAGTCAAATATAAATAGCTCAGTAGTTTTTTATATTCCACAAAAAGTTAACTTTGCGACGTCGTCTTCTTTGGATCCAACTAATGTAGAAGTATACACAATAAATGGAAGTAATATTCCTACATCTTATCTTTTAAAGAAAACAGCTCAAGCAATATCCGGCCAGGTTAAAACTCAAGCTTTTAGTTTTTCATCTCCTCAAAGATTTGCAACAGTAAATATAAGTGACAGTTCTATTATTACTATATTAGAGGCTAAAGATTCTAATGGTAATACTTGGTACGAAGTTCCATATTTAGCACAAGATTATATATTAAAACCTGTAGAAAATACTGCAGCTAACTATCCGTCTCTATATCAGTTTCAAAATCAGGTTCCTTATATGATACAGAAAATATCTGTACCTAGAAGATTCACCTCTAGATTTAGATCTGATGGATCGTTAGAAATAGAGTTTGGTCCTGGTATTAATTCTGTTGCTGATACTGCTGTCCTTCCTAATCCTAATAATGTTAGTGTTGGTTTAACTGGTGGTGGTCTTAGTACCTTATCTAGTTCATTTGATCCAACAAACTTTGTTACAACTCAAACTTATGGATTAGCTCCAAAAAATACAACTATAACATTTCAATATTTAGTAGGAGGTGGTGCTGGCACTAATGCATTAAGTAATCAATTAACTCAAATTGTATCTTATACAGTATCAGGAAATACATCATATCAAAATACAATAGTTGTAAACAATCCAGATCCAGCATCAGGTGGTGGAGATGGTGATACTGTAGATGAATTAAGAATGAATATTGCTGCTGAGTTTCCTACTCAGTATAGAGCCGTTACTCAAGAGGATTATTTAGCTAGAACTCTTAGTATGCCTTCTCAATATGGCAAAATATCTAAAGCATATGTAACCAAAGATGATGCCACTTTCAATAATTATATGCAAGGAGATATTAGTCAAAAAGATCAAATATTAGTTAGTCTTTATGTATTAGGACTTAATGCAAATAATAATTTAGCAGATCCCTCACCAGCATTACTTCAAAATTTACAAACATATTTGTCAGATTATAGAATGATGACTGATGCTGTTAATATTAAACCAGGTTATATAATTAATATAGGCTGTGATTTTGAAATTATAATTAGACCTAATTATACTGGCCAAGATGTAGTTGCTAGATGCATATTAACTTTACAGGACTTCTTTAATATAAACAATTGGCAAATAAATGAACCAATTATATTAGGTGACATATATTCTTTACTAGATGTTGTTGAGGGAGTTCAAACAGTAAAAGATGTAAGAATAGTAAATAAATCTGGCGAAGCTAATGGATATTCAAGGTACTCTTATGATATATCAGCAGGTTCTTTAAATGGTGTTATTTACCCTTCTTTAGATCCTTCTATATTTGAAGTAAAATTCCCTAATACAGATATTCAAGGTCGTGTAGTAACAATGTAAAAAAATAAAAAATGGCCGTATATAAAATATTTGCTTCTTCTGATACAACACTATATTCAAGTAGTCCTGCCGCTAATACAGGTCTAGATGAAATATTAGAAGTATCGGTTAAGAATTCAGACAACCCATCTAATTATTTTGTAGACCCGGTTCCTTCTGAACCTTTACTTCAAGATAATTTGAGAAGAGCTATTATATCTTTTTCTGATGCTGATATAGCAACTTTAAAATCTTTTGCTACAGGATCGTGGAAAAGTAATTTAAGATTATTTTTAGCTACTGCTGAGAATTTAAATACAACATATAGTTTAGAATTTAGGCAAGTTTCACAGTCTTGGCAGATGGGAACAGGTAAATTTGGAGACATTCCAGAAACTAAAAATGGTGCATGTTGGTATAGTCCTAATCAATTTACAACTGCGTCTAATCAATGGGGAAGTGGTGGATATTATTTAACTCCTGGTGGTGGATCATGGACAAATTTAGTAGTTACACAATCATTTAATTATCCAGATAATAAAGATATAAATGTAGATGTTAGTTCTATAGTTAGTACTTGGTTTAGTGGTTCTAGATCAAATTATGGATTTATAGCCAAACATCCAAATTCAATTGAACAAAATTCAGGAAGTTATATAGGATTAAGTTTCTTCTCAGTTGATACTCATACAATATATCCTCCAACATTAGAAATAAAGTGGGATGATAGTTCATATTCTACAGGAAGCTTATCTGTAATTAATAGTACTGATAGCGTAATTACACTATCTAATAATTTAGATACCTACAAATACGGAACAGGAAAATATAGGTTTAATATAAATTCAAGAGATAAATACCCTGTAAGAACATTTAGTACATCTTCTATATACATAACGAATAAAGCACTTCCTCAAACATCTTATTGGGCTTTACAAGATGTAAAAACAAATGATGTACTAATAGATTATGATACTTCGTATACAAAAATTAGTTGTGATGGAATAAATAGTTATTTTAACCTGTATATGAATGGACTTGAACCGGAAAGATATTATAAAATATTAATTAAAACAATATTATCTGATGGTTCATCTTATGAAATAGATAATAACTTAATATTTAAAGTTACTAGATAATGACGAATATTGAATTAACAAAAGAAATATACGGTTTAAATACATATACAAAAGCTATTGATACAGATTTTGAAGAGCTTATACCTCAAGAAATTACTGTAACTTCGAGTATTGTAACTGTAGATGAGTTTTTTACTTATTATAATGATTTGTTTTTTGATATTCCTGTATCTGGATCTATAAATTCTCATACATATTTAGTTGAAACAAGTCAACAGTATATAGGAGGTTCTGTACTAGATGCTGAAAAACAAGCGCTTATAGAAGAAATTAATTCTTTAAGACAGCAAATACTAGATATAAATCAATCATTAAATGATATAAATACTATAGTATAATGGAATTAGTTAATATTACATATAGTGGTAGAGGAAACGATTTAGCACAATTATCTTCACAAGATAGGTCTTTAGTCACAACTAATTTTATAAATAATTCTTTTGGAAATCCTAGTGATTATTTAGAACTTTTTATTTATGATGAAAATAACTTATTATTATTTTCTGATTATAGTGCATTTGATTATTATCCATATCTATTAAATAATCCTCAAAGTAATACTTATTCAGCTCTTTCTTTAGATCCTGAACAAGATTTAAAAAGTAGGGGATTTTATAGAGGAGACTTAAATATAAAATATAATTTTTATACTAAATTATTTAATTCTGCTTTTGGTACTTATTATTGGATAAAAGAAATCTCTCCTTCAAGAAAAGAAATAAAATTAGCGTCTCAAACATTAAGCAATGATATTA